ACCATTATTGACGAAGAAGAAGATGACGAAGATTTGTCTGAAAAGACAATTACTGCAATTGTAGAAAAAGCCGTAAAGAGTGCAAAAGAAGCGGTAACTACCGAGATTATTTCCTATAAAGAGGAAATTAATAAGTTACAAGCCGAATTAGCAACGGCAAACAGCAAGGCAGTATCTGGAGGTCCAAAGCGTTCAGGCGCAAAAATTGATATGTCAGAAGTTTCTGATTTACTCAACAAAGCGGCTGAATATCGCGCTAAGGCTTCCGTAACCGCAGATAACGATTTGGCTCGCGGTTACCGTGAATTGGCGGCAGATTTTGACGCTAAAGCACACGCGATTAAGCCAAATAAATAATCAAACCAACTCTTTACGAAAGGAATACAATGGCACTAACAGCCCCTAAAGCCGCTGATATGTTCAGCGCGGCTGGTTCTGCAAAAGAACAAGCAGTTGCTATGGACGAGTTCAAATCCGAACTTAACAAGTCCGTAAATAACGCTGTTACTGACCCAATGGCAGTTGCCGCTATCCGCGATGGTAAAACTACTTTCGCTGCGGCGGCTGGTGACGCAGTTGCTTCTCTTGAAGCAATGGTCTCTAACAAGTCATTGGCACCAGACGCAGTAAGCGCACTAAATAACGCACTTGCTTCACAACGTCTAGCAATGCAAGATGTTCAGAAAGACATTACACTCACAAGCCCACTTAGCACTTCTTTTGCGGCTTTTGACCTAGAAGCACCTTCAAAGTTGCTTACTCCACGCCCAACTCCACTACGCAATAAAATTGCTCGTAAGAAGGGTGTCGGTACTTCACACCGTGTTAAGAGAATTCTCGGATACACAGGTACAGGTACAGGCGGAGTAGGAAACATTTGGCCGGGCATTACAGAAAGCACCACAACCGCATTTGGTTCTATCAACTACGAGCGTGGTCCTAAGATTTCTTATGCCGCTGATGATTTAATTCTGCCTTACAACTCCTATTCTCTATCAGATAGCGTTTCATTTGACGCTAACTTCTCTGGTATGGGATATCAGGATTTACGTCAATTGTCTTCAACTTCAACTCTCTACGCAACAATGTTGATGGAAGAGCGTATGATGTTGATGGCACGCGGAACTGCTTCTGGATATTCAGGCGCACTTTCAGCACCTACATTTACACTTGCTTCACCAGTAGCGGCTACAGGACAAACCGCACTTGCAGCAGCGACTTACTTTGTAAACGTTACTGCTGACGCTGGTATTTCTGGCTCTGGTTTCGGTGAATCAATTCTCGGAACACAGGCAAGCACCGCAGTTGCCTCTGGCGACGTTCTAACTGTTACAGTATCTACACCTGTTGCTGGCGCACTTGGTTACAACATTTATGTTGGAACTACAACTGGCGCGGCTAACTTGACTTATCAGGGAACTCTAAAGGGAACTGGTACATTTACAATTCAAGGTACTGGCGGACAAACAAGCGGTAATAACGCTGTTTATACAACAACTGGTGCGGCGGCTTCTCGCGCAAACGCAGATACTTCTGCTTACGCAACAGGTTATGACGGAATTCTCCCAACCGTTCTCGGTTCAAATTCTGGTTATAACAACGCTGTAAATAGCACATTCTCAACATCAAATCCTGGTGTTGAATACCAGACCGTTTTCTACAACCTATACAACAATGTAAAGGCTGACCCAGATGAGATTTTGATTAACGGCGCAGACCGTAAGCAACTCTCTGATTCAATTAAGAACGGCTCAACTGCTAACTATCGTTTGAACCTAACTCAAACTGAGGCTGGCGATTACGTAGGTGGCGCAACAATTGGCGCGCTATATAACGAAGTAACAGGAAAGATGGTTCCGCTAACGGTTCACCCTTGGCTACCACAAGGCGTATCGCCTGTTCTTTCCTACACACTTCCAATTCCAGACACAGAAGTTTCTGATGTATGGGCAAACTTTATGGTTCAGGACTATATGGGTATCCAATGGCCTGTAACTCAGTTTGCTTATGAGTTCAGCACATACTTCCGTGGAACATTCTTCTGCACCGCACCTGCTTGGAACGGCGCAGTTTCAGGAATTGTAAACGCGTAGTAAGTAATAAGTTGTGGTGCGTCAAATAGTGGGCGCACCACAACTTAACTAAAAAAGGGGGGCTATATGCCAAAGATGATACCGCCGCAAGGTTTGAAAGAAGTTGCTATCAAAACTGAACGTGGAACAAAGGTATATAAAGCAGGGCGTGACGGATTAATTAACGTAGATAATTCTAAACACGCAAAACAAATGAAAGATGAAGGTTTAGGAGTAGCAAGCACTAGCGGTGCAATGGTAGGCGAAGGATTTCCTTGCGTTGCTTGTGGTTTTGGTAGTTGGTTTAAAAAGTGTTCGCGGTGCGGACACGAGAACGAGCGAATTATGAAAGATGGCGACTAATGGCAACAGGCGTAACACCTTTAACGTTTAATGAATATCCGTATATAACGGTTGCCGAATATAAAAACGCGCCTACCAGTATTGATTACGATAACTTGGTTGTAGGCGGTAACGCTAACGCACAAGACGCTGAACTAGCGCGTGTAATTCTCCGCGCTTCATCTTTTCTTGACGAATATTTAAACCAAAATTTAGTTGCCTCTTCACGAACAGAAACACAACGCACCAGATTTACGCCGCAGGGTTATATTGAACTTCACCCATATCAATATCCGATTATTTCGTTACAAAGTTTTGAATATGGTGCTGACCCAAACAATTTAGTAACGCTTACCGACCCTTCAACTTCGTGGTTTGAAGAACAACAAATTATTATTCCGATTAGTCAATTATCGCTAACTTATTCTTCGCAAGGTCCACTTTCTTTTGGTGGTGCAGGTTCTAATAAATATCAAATCTTTACAAAATATAATTACACCGCTGGATACGTTAATAACGCTATTGCCACCGCAACTGCTGGACAAAGTTTTATGGTTGTTTCTAACGCAACTGGTATTACTGCTGGCAGTATGTATCGGATTTATGATGGCGATAAGAGCGAAACAATTTATGTGGCAAGTAACTACGTTTATGGTTCAACAACTGTTCCTCTAACGTCTGCCTTAACGTATAGCCACGCGGCTGGCGTGACCTTTGGTAACTTACCTACTGCGATTAAGCAAGCAACTATTCTCGTAACCACCGCGTTTCTAAAGGTTCGTGGCGATAACTCTTTAACTATGAATATTACTTATACACCTACCACTAACATTGAGGCGGCTCAACGTTATGGCGGCGATATTGCTATGGCTCTTGAAATGGTTAGCCTATATAGGAGAGTTCGTTAATGGCAGGTCGCGTAGGCGTTCGGGAAACCTTATTCAAGTTTCTTTCAAATCCGCAGATAGAAACATTAAATCAGGTATTAGTTTCCTTTCCTAAGCGTATAAATTTTCAAGTTAATAGTCAGCCCGGTCAGTTAAGCCGTGCCGCCGTGATTATTTTTATTGAAAGCGAAAATGAGACACGCCTTGCTATTGGCGGTGCGCATAGCGGTTGGAAGCGTGTGGATTATTCCGTTATATTACAAATTTATCACCATAGTCTTCAAAGAAATGCGCAGGACGCTATGATGGATTTTGATAAACTTGTTGATAATATTAAGACAAGGTTACGCTCTAACCATAACTTTGGTGACGAAAGCGGCATTTTAGTTTGGCAAGGAGCAGAACCGATAATAAGCGCGACCTACGGCGAACCAGCCACAACGGAAGAAGGCGCAACGGAAACGTTTGCGCAACTTCAGTTTGACGTTACCGAGATGGTACAAGCATAAGGAGAACAATGAAATACAAATATAACGGAACAGATGAGCGCGTGTTCCCTTCGCTTGGAGTTGTAGTCAAACCAGGCGAAGAATTTGAAGCGCCTGATAACTTTAGCGCACCTGACGTGGTTTCAGTTGGTGCGTCTAAGCCAGCAATTAAACCAGCCACAGCAACGCCTTTGGCAGAAAAGCAGGAGAGTGAATAATGACCGTACAAGCCTCGGTGCGTTCCTATGTGGGTATCGCAAAAGAAGTCACAAAAGGAACCGCAGTAGCACCAACCGATTTCATACCAGTAGCAAAAGATAGTTTAAAACCAGTAGATGTTATTGACCCACTTTACGATACAGGGTTGCGTGGTTCTAATGTAGTTAATTACAACTATATTCAAGGACGTAAGCGTTCAACCGTAGATTTTGGTGGCGCAGTATTTGCCGACACAATTGGTTATTCTTTGGCTGGAATTATGGGCGCAGTTGCGACAACTGGCGCAAGCGCACCATATACACACACAATTAGTTTGCTAAATTCTTTGACTTCTGGAACAGATACACAGCCAATTTCTTATACCATTACCGATTTTTATGCGGTAAATGTTCGTAGATTTCCGGGTTGCCAATTCTCTGATTTTTCATTGAAGTTTAACGCTGACGGAATGTTGGAATTTGATACAAAGACCACAGGTTTTTCATCAAGCACCACTAGCGACCCAACTCCAACATTTAGCACCGTTCTACCAACTCCAGTATGGCAAGGAACCGTATCTATTGGCGGTTCAGCAGTTGCTTATTCAATGGAAGGAAACATTGATTTAAGCCGCGCTGTAACACCTATTTATGGTATTAGCCAGACACAAGACCCTTATCAAGTATTCCTCGGACCACTTGAAGTTACAGGTTCAATTAAGTTCATTATGGAAAACGATACTGAACTAACACGTTATCTCACCAATTCACAACCAGCAATTGTTCTTAACTGGGCATACGGAACTGGCGCAAGCGCAGTTCAAATTCAAGCAACCATTACTAAAGGTGCTTATACTGCCGCCGCAATTGACCGTGGTGATGATTTTGTATCTGTATCAATAGAACTAAACGGACAAGCAAATACAACTGACGCTGGTGCGTCTGGTGGATATTCGCCTATTAAGTGGGTTCTACAAAACGCAAAGGCTTCTGGCACTTACGCGTAGCCAGAATAGAAGTGTTAGGGGGGTTGGTTGAGTAGGTCGCCTTCCCCTACTCCCACCCCCTAACACCTTATTTAAATAAATCGGAAGGCAACTACGGAAGGAAAGACAAATGGCAAAGAAAGAACTTGTTTTACCAGTAAGCAAAGCAAAGGTTACTTTGAAAGACCCAAAAGAACTCAAAGTAAAAGACCGCAAAAAAGTTTATGCGAACGCCGCTAATGCGGAACAAGGCATTATGCAAGCGTTATCACTTACCGATGGTCTTATTGCCATTATGGTAGAAAGTTGGGATTTGGAACTTCCAATTCCTTCGGTCAAAATTTCTGTTTTAGATGAAATGGAAATGGCTGATTACGATTTTCTAACAGAACAAACAAAAGACGCACAAAAAGTTTTGTTCCCTGCTTTGGCTGAAAATGATGAAACCACAAAGGACGTTGATAGCCCTTTCGGCAACTCCAACGGTTAAGGTGGATACTTGAAGGCGGCGAACGCCACGAAGCCTTTACATATCCAGACGAACAATGGTTTTATTACGTATTAGCAAAAGAGTTTGGTTGGACACCTAACGAAATAGAAGAACAACCTGCGGCTCTTATTGACTGGTTAATGGCAATTTCGGCAATGACAAAAAGGGTGGAAAGTGATAACCTCAAATCTGAAACTGGTTAGAGAAAGCGTTACTAAAGCCACTAAATCTATTGACGAAGGTGCGCGTAACGCTCGCGATGAAATGATGATGGTATTAATCCAATTATCTAAAGAAGAAATTCAAGGGCGCAGACCAAAAGGTGAAAAGGCTACGGCTGGATTACCGCCTATGAATAGAACAGGTAATTTGCGCCGTTCAATTCGTGGTGAAAAAATAAATAAAGGTTTTGCTAAATATGAAGCCATTGTCGGACCAACAATTATCTATGGTCGGGCGGTAGAATTAGGCGGTAACTTTGCTCCTCGCTCTTGGAAAGGAACTTCGGCTATGCGTGGTTTCCCATATATGGCACCAGCCTTTAAAAAGTTCCAAGTTGTCGCACCTGCTATTGCTCGTAAGCATTTACAAATAGGCGGTAAGTAATGGCTAACAGTTTCTTACCACCAGCCATATTTGAAATTAAGGCTATTGCCGACCAAGCAATTGCTAAATTTCAAGACGTTAATAACGAACTTGAAAAGATGGAAGGTCAAGCGGCTAAGGCTGGCGCTAGCGTAGATAAAATGCAGAAAGTTAGCCGTATCGCAACTGCGGCTTTAATCGGTATGGGAACAGCGTTTGCTGGTTTTGCCGCTATTGGTATAAAAGAAGCACAAGAAACTGAACAAGTATTTAATAAGTTAGGCACAACGCTTGGCAATATTGGTATTAATACTGAAAAAACTAGAACGCAAGTTGAAGAATTAACTGGTAGTTACGTCAAATTAGGTTTTGGCGGAGATGAAGCGGCGGCTGGATTAAATACGTTACTACTAACAACTGGCGATTTAGACCAGTCACAAAAACTTCTTGCTATGTCTGCTGATTTAGCACGTTTGAAGAATATTGATTTAGCAACCGCTTCTTCCATTATGGCTAAGGCAAGTCAAGGTTCTGCCAAAGCGTTTAAAGAAATGGGTATCACTCTTGACGATACTTTGCCTAAGAGCCAAGCAATTCAAAAAGCGTTAGATGAATTAGCACAAAAAACTGGCGGTCAAGCAGTTGCTTTCACTAAAACTTTTGCTGGTCAATTAGTAGTATTAAAAGAACAATTCAAAGATAGCGCGGAAAGCGTTGGTTCATATTTACTACCAAAATTAACAGCATTATTAGATATGTTCCAGAAAGCAATTGATTTTGTTCAGCGTAACGCAACTGCGTTCAAAATCTTTGCTGGCGTAGTTATAACTATTACTGCCGCACTTGCCGCTTATAACTTAGGCGTTAAAGCAAGTATTGCGCTAACTAAAGCGTGGGGCGTTATTACAAAAATACAAGCAGTAGCAACACAAGTTTTAACTGGACAACAAACTTTATTAAACGTTGCTATGAAGGCTAATCCAATTGGTTTGGTATTTACTGCCGCAACGTTACTTATTGGTGCGTTTGTAATGCTTTGGAATAAATCAGAGGCGTTCCGTAAAGGCGTAATTGCTATGGCTAAAGCAGGATTAGGTGCTTTTGCCGCTTTAATACCAATGATAGGTCAAGTTGGCGAAGCAATGTTAAAATTTATTTTAACGCCATTAAAAACTTTATTAAGCGCACTTTCACATTTGCCCGGTGTCGGTAAATTTGCTAAAGCAGGATTAGATTTATTAAATAAAGGTTTAGACGGCGTATCTAGTTTTGCTGATAAGGCTTCGGCAAAGGCTAAAGAACTTGCTGGCAATTTAGATAAATTAAATAAACCCATAAAAATTGGCGGTTCTGGCGGTATTAAAATTCCTAAAGCGCCTAATACTGGTACAGGTAGCGGTAAAACACCTGCTCAAACTGCTTCTGAAAAAGAAATTAAGAAGCAAAATGAAGAATATATGAAAATCGTTAAAGACTTAAACGAAAAAGTTGCTAACGCTCAAAAGAAATATAACGAACAAATGGCTAAGGCAAATACCGCTTATAACGAAGCAGTTAATAAGGCTAATGCAAAAGCGGCAGAAGAAACCATTAAAGCCGAACAACGTAAAAATGAAGATACGTTAAAGGCTAATGCCGATTATCAAAAGAGAGTTCAAGAAGCCCAAAAAACATTTAACGACACTATGGGCAAACTTAATGCTAAACGTGCTGATGATTTGGCTAAACTTGAAAAAGATAATCAAGCAAAAGTTACTGAAATTTATAAAGCCAATGCTGAGAAGTTACAAGATATTGTTAATCAAAGTATTAATAGATTACGTGACGCTTATAAACAAGGAACTTCATTTAGCGTTACAGATTTGTTTAAAGGCTTGGTTGAAGCAGGTAAGGCTTCTGCTGATGGTTTATTAGAAGCGTTAAAAACAAAATTAAATGGCGCTCGCCGTTTATCAGAAAAAGCCTCTGAATTAGCGGCGGCTGGTTTTAGTCAAACGTTTATTGAACAAGTTGTATCTGCTGGTCCCGAAGTTGGTATTGAACTTGCCGATAGTATTTTAAAGGCTACTCCAGAAACTGTTAAAGAATTACAAGCAACTTTTGTTGCTATGGAAAGCCAAACAAATACAGGATTAGACAAATTAGCCACCGCTATGAACGTTGGCGCAAATTTGGCTACCGATGAATTAAATAAGGCTTACAGAGAAGCACAAGCAGAATTAGGTGTATTTTTAGCACAACAAGCAAAAGAATATACTGAAGCACAAGCGGAAATTAATCGTGAATTTACTTCTCAAATGGCAGAAGCGGAAAAAACACGTGACGAAGCCTTATCTGCCGCACAAGCAGATTTAACTGCGGCATTAGCGGCTATTGATAAAGAATTTCAAACACGTATTGCGGAAATAAATAAAGATTTGGCTGACGCATTAGCCGAAGCGGCTAAAGATTTGGCTGAGGCTACCGCAGAGGCTAAGAAAGAACTTGCTGATACGTTAGCGGAAATTCAAAAAGAGTTTGACGAAAAATTAGGCAATATTAAAAATGCTATGGCTTCTACAATAGCGGCAATTAATCAATTAAAAGCGGCTATGGCTTCACTTTCTTCTATGTCGGGTGGCGGCGGTGGCGCAAGTGTTAGCACGGGTCTTTATACAGGCAAAGGAAGTATCAAAAATACGCCATATATACCTATTACAAGTATTCCTAGAGCCGTTCCAGCAGACGGAAGCATTGCTAGTTGGCGCGCTGGTGAAGAACGTTCGTGGGCGGCATTAAATATTCAACAAAACTTTACCGCAACTAAAGTTGATGCTTATGATGTTCACGAAAAAACTATTGCGGCAATTAAATTGGGTTCAACTGTAACAGTTGCTTCTGCTCCCGTAAGTGCCTCTAAACTAAGACAAATGGAAAGATTTGCATAATGACTGTTTTAACGCAACCCTATTCATTTTCTTTTGCTGGATTAACATTTGGTGGCGCAACTTCGCCTTATCAAATTCTTAGCGTTGTGGGATTAGAAGGCGTTCCATCACTAAGAACGCAAGATGATAACCGAGGATATGCCGATGGTATGTTTTCTGGTAGAGATTTTTATTCAGGTCGTAGTATTACCATTACATTTAATGTATTTGGCGATGGAACAAATTCTGCTCAAACTAACTTCAATACGTTACAACGTTATTTATTACCGCAAACAAGTGGAACTACACCTTTATATTTTCTTTTACCGCCAAATGATACGCAATATATAAACGCTCGCGTTCGTTTATTTACCAGCATTATTGACCCTAATTACACGTATGGATATATAACGGCACAAGTAGAGTTTTTTTGCCCTAACCCTGCGTATTTTGGTAATAATGAACAAACGGCTTTACTGGCTTATACGCCGCCTACTGGTCGCGTTTATAATCGCACTTATAACTTAACTTATGGTGGCGGTTCGGTTCTTATTAGCACTACTATTACAAATAACGGTTGGGCAAATGCGTATCCCACAATAACGTTAAATGGTCCAATTACTGACCCAGTTTTGGGTAATCAGACACAGGGTTATGCCTTAAATTTTACAGGGACATACGCCGATACTGACATATTAGAAATAGATTTATACAATAAACTTATTACATTGAACGGACAACCTGCTCGTAATTTACTTATTTCGGGTGAATGGTTTTGGGCAGAACCGGGCAATAATGAGTTTTACTTAACTGGTGACGCAGGAAGCACACTTGTAAATGTTACAAGTGCTACGGTAACGTGGAACTCTGCTTACGTATAGGAGAATAAATGACGCTACGCACTCCGCCTTCGTGGTTACAAAATGGTTCGCACCCTGCGGAAAATGACCGTTTAACTACGCAAGCACTTTGGGCAACCACAGGAATTATTAATTCTACATCTTTAGCAGTTACAGCAAACTCACCTGTTGGTATGAGCGTTCGCGTTGCTAGCGGTTGGGCGGCAATTGTTGGAACTACGCAAGCAAATATGGGAACTTATGTTGGTTACAATGACGCGCAAGTAACTTTAACTGTTACTACCGCAGACCCAACTAATCCACGTATTGATTTAGTTTGTATGACCGTAAATGATAGTTATTATTCAGGTTCATCAAATAACGTAGTTTTACAAGTTGTAGCAGGAACTCCTGCTGGTTCACCAGTTGCGCCGACATTACCAGATAATTCAATTTCGTTAGCAACAATTGCGGTTGCGGCGGCGGCTACTCAAATTAATTCTGGCAATATTACCGATACACGTGTTTTAGTAACTTCAAATGTTCCAGTAAGCGGAGATATTTCTAGCGTTACGGCTGGAAATGGTTTAAGTGGTGGCGGTTCATCTGGCGCGGTAACTCTTGCTATTGATACAACAATTACAGCAGATTTATCAACAGCGCAAACACTTACTAATAAAACTTTAACCAGCCCGATTATTAATAGCGCAACAATTGCTACTTCTACTTTAACCAGCCCTAAAGTTAATTTGGGTATTAATACTCAAACAGGAACTACTTATACAACAGTTCTTGATGATAACGGTAAATTAGTAACACTTTCTAATGCTTCTGGAATTACTTTAACTATTCCGCCTAATTCTTCCGTTGCTTATCCAGTAGGCGCACAACTTAACTTAGCGCAATTAGGTGCTGGACAAGTAACGTTTGCTGGTGGTTCTGGCGTAACAATAGTTTCAACAGGTGCTACTGCAAGCGCGCCAAAATTAAGAGTTCAATATTCAACAGCAACTGCGGTACAAACATCTACCGACAATTGGTTAGTTATGGGTGATATTTCGTGAGCCGTTTAGCCTTAACGCCTACAAATGTTCCTTCTAGCGCAACTGCTATTAGTACACCTACGTTACGCGCTGGCGATTTGTATTACAACACTTCAACAGGTTTAATGGTTTATGATGGTAGTAATTGGACACAAGTAAGTTCAAATGTTTCAATTACCGAAATAGACGCAGGTGTATTTGATAGCATTGCGCCATATAACGGTGGCGACCCTACAACCACAGCAACGCAAACGTTTAACGGAGGTACTCCATAATGCCAGTAGTTACACAAGTTCAAGTTCGTAGAGGAACTGCGGCTCAATGGACTTCCGCTAATCCCACACTCGCTAGCGGTGAATGGGGTTTTGAAACCGATACTAATAAACTCAAAATAGGTAATGGTTCAACTGCGTGGAATTCATTATCTTATGCCGTAACAGGCGCATTAGGAACAGTAACGAGTGTTACTGCTGGAACTGGTCTTAGTGGTGGAACAATTACAGGTAGCGGAACTATTGCTATTGATTCAACAGTAGCAACACTTACAGGTACACAAACTTTAACTAATAAAACTTTAACTACACCAACACTTGACGACCCTAAAATAAATTTAGCATTTGACGCGCAAACTGGAACTACTTATACAACCGTTTTAAATGATAACGGACAAATAGTAACTATGAACAACGCTTCTGCTAATACTCTTTCAATTCCTACAAATGCTTCGGTTGCTTATCCAATAGGAACACAAATAAACGTTCTTCAAATTGGCGCAGGACAGACAACAATTCAAGCCGTAACAAGCGGAACAACAACAATTTTATCTACTGGCGCAACTGCCGCAGCACCTAAAATTCGCGCTCGTTACGGTATGGCTACTTGTATTAAAGCCGCAACGGATACTTGGTATGTAGTAGGAGATATTGCCTAATGCCTATTCTTGGAGTTATTGCGTCTAGCAGACTTACTACGCCACCTGCGGTTGCGGCGTGGGACCATATTCAAACGGCTACAACAATTAACGCTAAAACTGTTACTTTTTCTGGTCTTCCTTCTGACTACCATACCTTCAAAATTATTGGTGCTGGTTATGGTTCAGGTGATTCCATTGGTAACACGACATTTAATGGACAAAGCACAGGTTTTTACGAAAACGGTAACTATGGTA